TACTTGTTTTTTTCTTTTGTAAAGAAGGTAAGTCAGCTAAATCAAATTTTTTCTTTTTTCTAGTTATGTATTTCGTATCACCTTTTTTCATAGCATCGGCTGCAATTTTACCAATATCAATTTTTTTCTTTTTTTTAGTTATAAATTTACTTGGTTCTTTTTTCTTCTTAGTTATGTACTTACTCCCAGTTCCACTTTGAAATTTTTTTCTCATTTTTTAGCTCCTTCCGCCTTTGTTAAAATTTTTAGGTGGGGTAAATGTTTTAACTTTAACTTTTTTCTTTTTAGGTTCTAGGTCCTTTGCCTTGTTGAAGCCAGACTTAGTAACTTTTAACCCACCCACTTTTTGAGTTGTTTGTCTTAATTTTCTTCTAAATGGCTCTATCTCATTTTCCATTTTTTGAATAATTTTTTTTGTTCTTCCTTTTGATTTTGCTGTATCTATTTCTAAATCTTTAACTACTCTTTCTAATTTAGATTTAGCAGGTTTAAATTTAAATGGATTAACAACCTCTGTACCAGTAGTTTTTTGTTTTGGTTTTAATCTTTTTAATTGCGTTACTGGACTTTTAAGAGTCTTAAATAATTTAACACCGTATCCTACAAATTTACTTGACATTATTTTTTACCATTCCTAAATATTTGTGTTCCCTTTATACCATAAATACTCGCCACTACAAGAATCCATAAATTTGTAAACCAGCTGGGAAGCTGCTGAAACTGATCGAAGAACTCTTTTATCTTTGCAGAGGCGCCCGGATCGTCCGAGAAGACCCCCCAGGCAATCACTAATATCGGGAGCGTTAACACGATCAACACGAACTCGTCTTTCCAGTCCGACTGTCTAGCTTCTAATAATTTACCTTGGTATTCACTCTCGCCTCGGGCCATTTTAGAGGCATGCATGTGCTGAGCGTCTGCCATCGCCATCTTTGTCTCTTGTTTTTTCTTATAGATGTGCGTTGCAGCGTTTAAACCAAGTTTAAGTGCACTAAACCACATAATTATATTACATTAGCTGTTTTTTTCTTGCCAGCTAACATTCTTTTTGTGCCTCTCACTGCAACTTGTTCAGGTTTTGCAATAAAATTAAAAGCACCGTTAGAAACTGTGTTAGATCTAGGATCTTTTTCTAATTTTGGCTCTGGCACGTTGACTATTTTTTGTTTTTTATAGTTCATCATAGCTTTTTGCTCCTTTTTTATTAATTATCGTCTATCATAACTTGTGCATTTTGTACACCAGTCTTTGCAAGACTAACTCCCGCACGTAATTTAGCTAAATCTTCGTTTTGTTCCATTTTATCTTCTGCAATCTCACCTTGTTGCATCAATCTTGCTCTTGCAAGCTCGATTTGGGCCTCGTCATTGTCTTTTTTACGCTCATTTTCCATCGCACGTAGGTCAACCTCTCTGGATTTTAGTTTTAAAAGTGGGTCAGAGTCAAATTGTGAAGTAATTTTCTTCTCTTCTTTCATAAATTCCTCTGTCATTTCTGCAATCAACACGGATTTTCTTGCTTCAATTTCGTTTGTGAGTGCTTGTAACTGTTGTCCAGCTTGTGGATTCATAGCTGCCTGCATTTGCAACTGTTGCATCTGCATCATTTGCTCTCTAAACTCTAATTGAACTTGTTCTTGAGCCATAATTGATATGTGTTCTAAAATATTTTTTTGTATTGCAGCCATTACAGCAGGATTATTTCTAACCATATTAGTAGACATAAAATTTAAGTGAGCTGTAATGTGTGCTCTATGGTCTTGACCAGGAAAAGCTTGAAAAGGTTTTCCACCTAAAGCGTTTATGTGTTCTAAACTTGGGTCCATTGGAGCATTAGGCGCTGGTGGTGGTAAAACTGCATCAACATTTTTTACACCAATCGCTTCATACATATTTCTATATATCTGATACATATTATGAAGTTGCGGATTTGATGTTGCAATTTGTAATTGCGTTTGCGCAAGTGTAATTCTTTGCGACATAGAAAATATATTTGGATCTGCAACAGGTACTACATCTATTCTATCGTCAAAATCTGTTTGTTTAATATTTCTTTGTCCACCTACAACATCGTAAGGATATTCTGGTGGTAAATATTGTCCAACAACTTTTGCTAATAATTTAAATTCATCTTTCATGGCCGCATAACATCTTTTGTGTATTGCGCTCATGACTCTTGAACCACGCTCTAATAAAGCAATCGTAGTTCCTACAGCTGCTCCTTGATTACCATCACCGACTTGCATATCAGCAATGGCTGCAAATCTTTGACCTGCTTGCACAACTATACCTAGTAAATTTAATAATGTTTGTGATGGCTCTTTGTATGGTAAAGGAAAAAATGCATCTCTTAAATTACCACCTGGTGCATCGACATCTTTAAATTCACCTGGTTGTATTGGAGCTGCTTCATCTCTAACTCTTACGCCTCTTTGTTTAAATCCTGCAGGCAAGTTAGATAATGTTCCTGCATCTAATAATTGACGGAGAGCCGCCGTTGCCGTACGACTCAATCCGCCAATCATGTGAATGAGTCCAAAGCCATAAAATCCTAGTCCTGGCAGAAATTTGAAGTGGACGAAATATTGGATTTTATTTTTCTTTAGATCATTGGGCGCATAGTTTCTCCGTATAGAGAGAACTAATCGGCTACCTTCTTCTACAGTTACTATGTAGGGTAATTTTATTCCTGTTGGTTGACCATCACCATCAACATCTTCAAAACCTTCTAAATCTAAATTTACATGACACTCTAACAAAGTATACATAGTTTCTTGTTTGCCAGTTTTTTTAGTGCCATCTAATTCTCTTTCTTTTTTCTCAACATCATTTTGCTCAACGTTTCCTGGTGGTGCTAAATCTATGTCTCTATAAAAACCATTTACTTGTTGTTTTCTTAATTCATTTTCTGAAATTTTTACAACATGTATTACAGCCTCTGCATCATCGATATTTGTTGCAGTGTATGGCACAACTAATTCATCTGCTGGTACAAATTTGGATACAACTCTTCCTAACGGCACATCATAATAAACTTTTTTAAATGTAGAACCTGCAAGTGGTAAATGAAATAACATGGAGTCAAACTCTTCTTCATACTCTTTCATTTGATCCATAACTAAATAATTCATATAATCTTTTACACGAGTTGCTTGTTGTTCTGTTATTGGATTCTTAACACCTATAATTTGTGTTCTTACTGGACCGTCTGCTGGTAATAATTCTTTGTAAGCTTGTGCTTGAAACTGTGTTACTGCTTCTGCTAAAACAGGGTGAGTTGCACCAGATGCACCTTGAAACGGTTCTGTTCTATTTTCATATTTAAATCCTAAAAGATCTAGACCTGATTTATAAGATTGTTCCCAATCTTTTCTAGATGCTTTGTAATCCATATAGTTTTGAACCATGTCACCACCAACAGGTTCTAAAACATCGTCTGGTAAAATATCTGCTAGATTATCAAAATGATTTTCTGTTCCAGGTATATTTATAGCTCCCGGTTCAAAGTCTATTGTTGCGCCGCCGTCTTCTTCTGGTATGACCTCTATGGGTCCTTTTTCTACTTGCTCCTCTTCAATCTGTACTTTTTCTATTTCTTCTTCTGTAGGAAGATCTATTTCAGTACGAGTATTACTAGGGAGTCCTTTGTCTATTTCTGCCATTTACTACTCCTTTATCTTCTTAACATTATTATAATCAATAGGCAACCCATCTGGTGTAGGTCCTGCCTCTGGCGCTGGACCCTCTTCTACGCCTCCTTGTTTAGCTATTCCACCGCCTGCAAGCTCTATTTGTTGCGTAGGATCAGGGAATAATTTATCCATAATCATTTGTTTAAAATTAGATCTTTTTGTTGCTCTTTCTAAATTCTTTTTAGCTTCTTTACTTTTAACTCTTTCTTTACCTTTTTCAAAAATTTCTTTTGCGTCCTCTAGTTTTAGTTCTGTGTCTATTCTAGGTTGGGCAAAGTCGCTGTCTAATCCAGAAAAATCTTTAGCTATTTGCTCATCCATCTCTGCTTGTTTAACAACACTTCTTGCTTCTCTTTCTTCTGGATTGAGTGATAAAACTCTTTTAGTTGAACCTATTAGATCTGTTCCTATAAGACCATATTCTAATGCTTCTAAAACTGGTTTACCCTCTTCAAATTTTTTAGCAGCATCATAAGCCATTACAGGTGTCATAGCTATTCCAAAAACTTTAAGAGCTCCTCTTATGTATCTAGCTTTTGCAAAGTCGCCTGGAATAGATTTTATTGTTTCTCCTAAAGCTGTTAAGCCAGGTATTTTTGCAGCCAACATCATTTTTTTATTTTCGGCCTTTTTAGCTAATTCTAAAACTTTATTTTTAAATTCTTTTTTTTCAACATCTGAAAAATTTTTAAATTTTTTATTTCCAAAATTAGCTAACGCACTTGGATTTTTATCAACACCTCTTCTAATTTGTGACAGTTCTATAATAGTTCCATTTGAGTCAAACACTGGACTATACTCTATGTAACCTATTGCGTTTTTCATATTTGCAGGTAATTTTGCTTTTGCTCTGCTAACTAAACTTTTTGATTCTGCGTTTAAATCATTTAATCTTTTTAAAGCATCTGGATCAGATAAATCCATACTTGCTATTTCATCTGCTATATCATTTAATCTTAAATTAAATCCACCTAGTCTTTCATTAAAATCCGCATCAAGTATCATTACATCTTGTGGGCTAAGTTCTGTTAAACCGCCAATAGGAAATATGTGATGAAAGTTTTTAGCTTTTGTCCCTGATATTGGAAAACCTTGAGCGTTTCTTATTCTATTTGCTCTTTTAACATTTACAGGACTTCTTTCTCCCACTGGAACTCTTGCTCTACCTGCTTTTTCAACCACACCAAATTTAAGTCCCAGTTTATCTAGTTTTGATTTACTGATTTTATCTTTGTATTTTTTTAAAACCTGTTTACGTGACATTGTTTTTGCGTCCTCTGCAACGTCATCAATAACATCATAGTCAAAATTATATTGATTTTTTTGAGGCAGTGAGACACGTCTTTCTATTTTATTATCT